TTATCTGCTCCAAAATCTAAAACTGCCACCGCTGCATTTGAGAACGATGTATTATAGATTAAAGCACCTCTAGCAGTGATAGTAACGTTCGTAAACGATCTGTCCGCGAAGTCACATCTTGCTACACCAGCTGTAATTGAAGTTGCATTATTAACTAACTTTCCACCACCAGAAGTATATTGTCCCGAGTTTGGAACTTGGTTTCCAGTTGTGAAAGAAGTTGTAGCTGAGTTTAGAGTTGCTGAAGAAGTATAAAGAGCTATTTTAAAAATATCACCAGAAGGTGCCGCTG